ATTGATGGACTTAGTATAGGGTTTAATGATCCGACCGACTGGATCAGTACAGGAAATTATGCACTCAATTATCTTATTAGCGGTGATTTTCATAAAGGTGTCCCTTTGGGTAAAGTCACTGTATTTGCTGGGGAATCAGGTTCCGGAAAGAGTTTCATTTGTTCCGGAAACTTGGTACGCTCGGCTCAAAAGCAGGGCATCTTTGTGGTACTTATTGATAGTGAAAACGCACTAGATGAAAAGTGGTTACACGATCTTGGAGTAGACACCAGCGAAGATAAATTGTTAAAATTAAACATGGCCATGATTGATGATGTGGCTAAAACAATTAGTAAGTTTGTTATTGACTATAAGACATTGCCTACAGAAGATCGTCCTAAGGTATTGTTTGTTATTGATAGTCTAGGTATGCTATTGACACCAACTGATGTTAATCAGTTTGAAGCAGGTGATATGAAAGGTGATATGGGACGTAAGCCCAAAGCACTGGCTGCACTAGTTCGTAATTCAGTAAATATGTTTGGAAGTCTAAATATAGGTATGGTTGCTACTAATCATACCTATGCAAGTCAGGATATGTTTGATCCAGATGATAAGGTAAGTGGTGGTCAAGGCTTTGTGTATGCAAGTAGCATTCTTGTTGCAATGAAAAAATTGAAACTAAAAGAAGATGAAGATGGTAACAAAGTTTCAGAAGTAAACGGTATTCGTGCCGCTTGTAAAATTATGAAAACACGTTACGCAAAACCTTTCGAAAGTTTGCAAATTAAAATTCCTTATGCGACCGGAATGAACCCGTATAGTGGCTTGCTTGATTTGTTTGAAAAGAATGGCATGCTTTCTAAAGAAGGCAATCGTCTTACATACACTACTAGTGACGGAGAAGTTATTAAAATGTTTCGTAAGGGTTGGGAAAGCAATGAAGATAATTGCCTTGACAAACTAATGAAGGAACATACAAATAACCCAATAGTTACTAAAACCGTTGCTGAAGAGGAGACAGTATAAATGCAAGCGGATACAGTTTCAGAAGTTTGGGATGTTTTACGACATCATATAGATTTAAGTTCCAGAAAAGAGGCTGCTGAAGAACTAGTAGCCTTTATGATAGAAAATAATCTAGATGCAAGTGATATTAAAGATGCTTTTCGCGGAGATAAGGATATTATCAAAGCTACGGCAATTTATGATGATCAAGGTATTCATGAAGATGAAGAAGATGATTACGATGATATAGATTACGAGGATTACTAATGGACTGGTATACTAAAATAAGTAGAGATTTGTCAGTAATTCCTGATTTCATTTTGTATTACGAAACTGAATTATTAGCAGCAAAGCGTGATGCAAGTGTATCTGGTAATATAGAAAAAAATCTTGCTGCACTTCCGGGTATAACAGAACAAAGATTTAATCAGCTTCAAGAAATTGAGGCTGTGTTAAATTTTCTTAACATTCAATTACGTAAGATTCGCCGAAAGCATTTCCAAAAATACTTAGAAGCATATAACAGGGTTTTAACTAGCCGTGATGCAGAAAAGTATGTAGACGGCGAAGATGAAGTCATTGATTTTGAAACTATAATCAATGAAGTCGCACTAATTCGCAATCGTTGGTTGGGTATCATGAAGGGCCTTGATAGTAAGAATTTCATGTTGGGCCATATAACCCGCTTACGTACAGCGGGCATGGAAGACGCTACACTATAAATAGTTGCTAGATTGACAAGGTTGACAATAAATCCATTTGGGCGTATAATAGCTTCATTAGATAGAGAAATGAGTTATCTAAGTAGCAACACTTGACAATAAACCCAGTTGGCTATATAATAGTCGTTCAACTCAACGAATTGGAGATGATATGTACGACATAGATACTTTTGTTAATAGCAACAAGGCAAATGTTAACTTCTCTGAATCTACTGAAGATTTTGATGTTTTAGAAGCAATATTCACCAAAAAATTCAAATTTGACAATATTAATACACAAGCAATGCCTGTGCTTGTGTATGAGTTGAATGGCAATGCTATTGCATGGTATGATGAAGAAATGCAACTTGGGTTCATTGCTTGACAAATAATCCAGTTGGCTATATAATAGCAGTTCAACTTGATAATTAGGAGCTAATATGAGTACGATTCTTATTAAATTCGGTGAGTATCGCAATAAGCCCGTAGTCAATCAAGAATTCACACTTGTCAAAGATTTTCAGACAGGTAAAAAAGGTGGGTATATTACTGTAAAAAATGACGGTCAATTTGACATTGCAATTGATGTTGTCAAAGTGAAAGTCAATTCTATTAATGATGTTGTATTTGTAAACGGAGAGCCAACTGTGAGTGAAAACGCAATTGCTTTTAAGGCAAAAGAAGTGAAAGTGTCTGAAACTGATGAAGAAGCAATGGATCGCATTGCTACTCGCTTTGCAGTACTTGATGAAATGACTAGAGCAGCAATCAATAGTGATATTCGTGCTATGATTGTTTCAGGCCCGCCGGGTGTAGGCAAAAGTTTCGGCGTTGAAACACAACTTGAAAAAGCAAGTATGTTTGATAAACTTGCTGGCAAGAAAGTTCGTTTTGAGATTGTCAAAGGTGCTATGACTGCACTGGGTCTGTATGCACAACTATACAAATATTCTGACAAGAAAAACGTACTGGTGTTTGATGATTGTGATTCAGTATTTCAAGATGACTTATCATTGAATATTTTGAAAGCAGCACTTGATTCAGGCAAACGTAGACGTATCTGCTGGAACAGTGATAGTTCTATGCTGCGCCGTGAGGGTATCCCTGATCAGTTTAACTTTGAGGGTTCTGCTATTTTCATTACAAACTTGAAGTTTGAAAACGTCAAGTCTAAAAAATTGCAAGATCACCTCGAGGCATTGCAAAGTCGTTGTCACTTTTTAGATTTAACAGTTGATACAGAGCGTGACAAAATGCTGCGTATCAAACAAGTGCACCGTGATAGCGATGGTGGTCTATTTAAAGATTACAACTTTGAAGATAGTCAAGCAGATGAAATTCTTGCTTTCATGGAAGCAAACAAAAACAAACTGCATGAACTAAGTTTGCGTATGTGTTTGAAGATTGCTGATCTAGTTAAGATTAGCCCAAATTGGAAGAATCTTGCAAGCACTACATGTATGAAACGTATGTAATATCACTCTCTAAGAGTTTGGGGCTTCGGCCCCTTTTTTCCATATATGTTTTAAAAACTTCAATACTGTGATATTATATGAACATGAACACTTTCCGCAACGCTGAAGAGGCACTAGAATATCTAATATATAATATTAGACTGGGCACTTATGATAAAAAGTTTATGCTAAATTTGCAAACAACTAAAGTGTTGGCACGTAAACCAATTACGTCAAATCAACATAGTTTGTTTAAAAAGGTCGTGCAAAAATATCATAAGCAGTTGGCACAGAAAGAAATAGACTCGATTGAACTTTCTACACTTCCGTGGTCACTTGAGGTGGTGCCTAGCACCAGTGAGTATACCGAATCTTCTATCAAAATAGAAAATGATCAACTTATATTGTACACCCCATATAAAGCCACATTTCTAAAAGAATTTAGGCCATTAAATTTAATGGATTGGAACAGGGATGAGAAAAGGTATACTGCCCCTTATGGGTTACGCACACTTAAATTAATAATGGATGTAGTATGTAGGCACTATTCAGAATTATCAGTGTGTGATACTATAAAAAATATGCTTAATGAATTAGCCGAATATGAAACAGTAAAGTATTGGACACCAACTTTAATTAAGTCTAATGGTAGATTATATATAGCTGCGAGTAATCAATATTTAGATGATGCTATGGGCAATGTAGAACTAGATTTAAAATTATCTACCTTATCTAAGATAGCTGCATTGGGAATCAACACATCTGAATTTATATCACAGTTAACAGAGGATGAAAAGTCACCTGAGTTGATGTTAGCATTAACTACTAATGCAACATGGGACTTAGATAAATTTTATGAGTTAGGACCAATATTAAAGCAGATAGAAGCAGACTATCTTATAATAGTTAGTAGTTATTCAAATGTAATGGATGCTGCAATATCGGCTGGCATAGAACAGTTTGGTATACCGTTCTCTAGTTATACCGAATTTAAAATACAAACAGGTTTATTAAAACAACTCACTAATCCAAAATACAAACATCCTGTTCATATCAGATTTGGTAAGCACGGTTCTATGCATAATCTAGGAAAAAAATTCGCATCAAAGGTTATTGATATAGTAGATTCTACTCCGATAGCGTTAACATGAAACAGTGTAAAATAATTATTCAAGATGAAGTAAACTGTAAAGTACTGGGACTAGAAGTAGCAGAGCGTAGAACATTGATGAAAATGTTTGAGTATGAAATTCCCGGTGCCAGATTTCAACCTTCAGTTAGATTGGGTCGATGGAACGGCAAGGTAAGTTACTTTAGTTTAGGTGGTAGTACCTTTATCAATCTACTTGATAAAATCATTCCTGTGATTGATAATGCAGGGTACGATATTGAGTTAGACGATCTACGTGAAACTACTCACACGTTCAATTTTGCTCAAGTGTCCGAGGATACGTTTTCTAACACAGTTTGGCCCAAAGGTCATGTAATGGAAGGTAAACCTATACACCTCAGAGACTATCAGGTTGAAATTGTAAACAATTTCTTAGCTAACCCACAATCAATACAAGAAGTAGCAACTGGTGCAGGTAAAACTTTAATGACTGCTGCCTTAAGTAAAAGTGTAGAACCATATGGTCGTAGTATAGTTATTGTTCCCAACAAGTCACTTGTAGTTCAAACTGAAGCAGACTATATCAATCTTGGTCTTGATGTTGGAGTTTACTTTGGTGATAGAAAAGAGTTAGGCAAAACGCATACTATCTGCACATGGCAAAGTTTAAACAACTTAATTAAAAACAAAGACGATGACGATATAGCAATAAGGCTCGGTGACTTTATCAGAGATGTAGTATGTATAATGATTGATGAGGCGCATCAAGCAAAAGCAGATGTACTTAAGACCATTCTTACTAGTACATTCTCTCATGTGCCTATTCGTTGGGGACTAACAGGAACAATACCTAAAGAACTATTCGCTAGTCAATCACTATTTGTAAGTTTGGGACCAGTAATCAACAAGCTTGCAGCAAGTGAATTGCAAGATAGAGGCGTATTGGCAAACTGTCACGTTAACATCGTTCAATTACAGGACCGAGTAGAATTTTCAAACTATCAAAGTGAATTAAAACATTTACTTGAGGACAAGACTCGCTTAGATACAATCGCACAATTAATTTTAAATGTTAGAGAAACAGGCAATACTCTAGTTTTAGTTGATAGAGTTAACGCAGGCAAGGAGCTAATAGACAGATTGCCGAATGCAGTGTTTGTTAGCGGTGGTACTAAACTCACAGAGAGAAAAGAAGAATATGATGACTTTGCGACAAGTGATGACAAGATTGCTGTGGCTACTTATGGTGTTGCCGCTGTGGGTATTAATATACCCCGCATCTTTAATCTTGTACTTATTGAGCCTGGAAAAAGCTTCGTTCGGGTTATACAATCGATTGGTAGAGGTATCAGAAAAGCTGAGGACAAAGATTTTGTACAAATCTGGGATATAACAAGTTCATGTAAGTTTGCTAAACGGCATTTGACTAAAAGAAAAGAATTCTATAGGGATGCAAACTATCCATTTAGTATAGAAAAATTAGATTATAAGTGATATAATACAAATATGAAAATTTTAACACTCGATAATTCCGCGTACAATTTAGAAACACTACCCGAAGAAATAGATGACTTGCGTTTTGCTATTTTGGATAATAGTAATCCTACTAATGTAGATTACCATTATATTCCATTGATCTTTTTAGAAAGCTTTAATAGTCCCGCGCTCATATTAAGAATCGCAGATAAGGTAATTAAAATGCCAGTTGATTGGCAAATACTTATAGGTGAACCCGAAATAGGTGACTTAGAAACATTGCCATTAACTTCTATCAATGATCGAGGGTTTAAGGTATTTGAGTTTAACCCCTTGACTAGTTTTAAACCCACATTTCTTGATATAGAAATTGTAGACATTTATCATGATGTTATATGGTATGCACCTAGATTAAAAAACGGACAGTTTTTATGTGTACCGATTGACGATGGAGTGAAGCCTAGATGTGTATATTTTGTTAAAGAGATTAGTAGGAACTGTGAAATAGTCAACTATGAACAAGCATTTTAATGGAAGATAAACTTGACAATGTAGACTTGAATTTATTTGACGCTTTAGCCGCGTTGGATAAAAAGGACTATGGATATTATGATAAACTTACTATAGAGCAGAAGAAAAAGTTCAGTGCGTTTATGATGGTTCATTGGATGAGTGCTATTAAAGGTGGCAAAGATTTGCAATCTTACTATCTTCAAAGTTCTAACTACCATGCTAACAAGTACATTTTAAACGAAAACATTAGTAAGCACGACAAACTACAGTGGTTAATGCTTTGTGCTAGTAGTCCTGGTATGGGAAAGCAATTTCATCAATGGATACCTCACATAAAACAAAAGGTATCTCTTTTAGAAGAGGATGCTAAAGTAAAAGATATTAAAGAATACTATAAGAAAATATACCCCAAAGCATCCGACAGTGCTATTAAAGATATATCAGATGAATACGTAAGATTACAGAGAAGAAAAAGATATCTAGCAGAGCAATTCCCCGAGTTAAAGTTCCAAGATGTTGAAGTATTAAATGAGGTTGTATCGGACGAAGATATAAAGAAATATGAAAAAGAAAAAGGAAACTAGTTCAGAGTTTGGATGTGAGTTTTGCAAACGCAGCTTTGTAAAAGAAAGTACGTTATTAAAGCATATATGTGAATATAAGCATCGTTGGATAGAACGGGATCGTAGGGGTAATCAACTAGGGTTTCATAGTTGGATTCAGTTTTACACCAAGCATAGTACAAGCCGTAAAGAAAGAACATACGAAGAATTTATCAAATCTGCATATTATACAGCGTTTGTTAAGTTTGGAAATTATTGCTTAGAGATCAATAACATTAACATATCGAGGTATGTTGATTACCTATTAAAAGAAAAGATTCGTATCGATACATGGAGTAGTGATAGTAACTACAACGCATTTTTGATTGATTATCTTAAAACAGAAGATGCATTAGATGCAGTTAAACGTAGTGTAGAGTATTGTTTGGAGCAAGCAAATGACGAAAAAATTCAACCACACGATTATCTTAGATACGGTTCTAGAAATAGAATATGTTACGCAATTACAACAGGTAAGATTAGTCCCTGGATTTTATATCAAAGTACGAGCGGTGTGAAATTACTAGATGAGTTAGCAGAAGATCAGGTAAAGATGATTTATGATTATATCAATCCTGTACAGTGGGCTATCAAGTTTAACAAAGAAACTGAAAAAGTAACTGAAGTTAAAAATTTATTATCAGAACTTAAATGGTAGCTTATGGCAATAAACAACTCAAACTTCAGTTTTCAACCACTTTATACTAATATTTGGGAAGATCAATCTTCCAGAGACAACCATACTGTTTTGGGTAACAAACATATCTACACATATGATTGTAGATTCCGAAAAGAAGATCCTAGTAAGATAGTTAAATGGTTACGAAAAAACTTCGGTGAAAGAGGTCACGGTTGGGACTTCTATTTAAATCAACAATCAGTTATAATAGAGATATGGAATACAAAGTTTGTAACCATGTATGAAATGTGGATTGTATAGGTGAATACTACAATAGCAGCACTACACTGGTCATAATATGAGTAAAAAATATTTAGAAGATATACCTGATTTAGTAGATCATCCATATGAGTTTGCATGGAACATGCACCCAACTGATTCTATGGCTATGGTAGTGTATCATTGGGGCAAACCAGTTATGCGTTTATCAATGCACGAAGCAATAGAGTCTTGCAGCC